TTGAACTCGTCAAACTTACGTCTGACAGAGCCCTTGACATCGTCACCGTACGTGCCAATGGCACAGGCGTCCCTAAAATTGAGCTTAGTGTCCGGATAAACACTATAAAAACCAGCTCGAACTAAAAGGGAATTCACTACCGAATTGATATAGACAGTCAGATTCTGTCCAGAGGGATTAGATCCAATCAATTGTAACAGTGTCCCATTATAAGCCATAACCGGATAACAAACATCTGTGGCGATACCTCGCATGATGGCGAGGTCGTCACGACTATAATTTCCAGTAGCTTTTGCGATCTCAATAAAGATGCTAAAAGCAGCTAGGGTACACTGGACTGGCATACGTAAATCGTACTTACTGTAATCGCCAGCCAAAATTCGGTCGGTACCGAATTTAGTAATATGGGCCTGAAACTGCTCCCATTCTGGGCCTTGGGCATTTAAGCCTACGGCACATTCAGAGAGAAGTGGGTAAATGGATAAGAGTCTCGCAATAGGTAAATAATACTTCCTAATAAAGAGCTGCAAGACAATCGGCGCACTTTGAAATACGCGCACCTTCTCCTTTTCAAGAGATGTAGGCTCATCCTTAAGACAAGCCTTAAAAATGGGGTAAGCTCTCTCCCCCTTAAGGTAAACTTCTTCGATTCTATCGTACTCATCCCAAAATTGCTTATCAAGCTCAACTGGGAAGGATACTTCCGGGAAATCCGCTGGGTCCAAAATGGTTAAGTATTGCGACTTAGGTCCTGATAATGGAAATCCAACTGACGTTTTCGGGGACATTTTGTCAATAAATCTGACACCGTCCTTTCCCGCCAATACCTCCATGCGTGTTAGAGGTTTAATGGTTTTTGCTAGCTTTGAATCTGCTAGTAGATCTAAAAGTGGCTGTTGATAATCAACAACTGCTCGTGAAAGCAGATTACCTGGAATTCCCACAGAAGGATTAGCGGAATATTCCAGTGAGGCTTGCCAAGGCCTCCAACTCTCGGAATGCCCATTGGCACCCAAGGGTTTAAATTGTGGTGGGCCCCACAGCTGAGGAACACCACAAACGTCAGCCACTGTATCAGAAATGATTGTGGGTACGACGTCCGAATGTGCAGTGGCCCCACCTAATGTGGAACCAAAGACACGAAGATTAGAGCTTTCCAGAAAATTCACTGGGCTCTTATAATGTACTTCCGGGGTGGTCAAGATCTTACGACCATACACAGTGTCCTGCATAGTACCCTCGGATGACGGGAATAACACGCCTGGTTTTGAAGCCAGAATATTAAGGCACTCAACAGCTTCCGATAACAGAAGCGTGCCAGAGACTCCCATTGGGGAGTGGCTCTTACCGCCAAGGTGAAAACCTACTATAGTTGCACCTCCACCCTCCATTATTAGAGGGGCCATACAAAGGCCAGGAAAGGTGTTAATATTTAAATTGTAGGTGGCGCCAGGAAACTGAGCCTGACGATGTCCTACGAGACCAGGAACAATCTGTCCATAAGCCTTACGTAATTCACCAATGGGGGTGCGATATATCATATCAACAACCCCAGATCTAATTTTCTCTACTGGGAGATAGTCGATCAAACTATTATGCGTGCCCAATGAAGGGCACCACGTCATGGCGAAATCCAAATCGCCTACACGTACGGAATGTGCCCAGGTCAAAATAGCAGGCCTGGGTGG